TTTCAATAGCAAGTTTACAATAATATGGATTAGCTTTATCAGATTCTAATTGGTCCAATGGCAGCTCAGATAATTTATCTACAATTCTCTCCTTATCCCCTGCAAAGCTACCTATAATTTTACTTATATTATTAATACTTAGTTCTTCTTCTAATGTAGCCGTAAAACGGCTATCTGGTGATGGTTTAACGGCTATCTGGGGTTTATTAAAACTCTCATAAGTTTTTTCTACCTTTAAAAATACCTCGTTGACAATATAAGTTTTTCCAGATCTCCCTCGAATAGCTTTAACAATATTTAATTTGTTTAAAGTCTCCAGGCAAGATTTGATTGTAGTTCTACATAATCCAGTATCCTTATGAATTGTTTCATGTCTAAGATCTGCTTTGTATCCATTTTTTTTCCAAGCATATTTCATAACTGATAAGAGTACATTTAAGCAATGAGATTTTCTCTCTCCATCGATTATATCTAAGTGGTGGTATAGTTTATAGGTAACATGAAGAAATCCTCGTGATGTGTTCATTATTTTTCCTTTCGTTTTGTTGATTTACATAGTGTTTTGTGGTGGTCGTGTAAAGATCTTAATATTTCTACCCATTCATTCTCATTCATTAGTTGAAATTCTTCCTTAGAGCTGCGTATACGCTTGATCCTAAAGGTTAGGCTTGTCTGGTCCAGTTCCTTATAGAACACTAAAAAGCAGGGTATGTTTAAGCGACTAGCGATGATCTTTGAAAGGGTTGTAGCCTTCCAAGTCTGACCCTTGTCATAACAAGTTTCAATAATAGCTAATGGCTCATAACAATACATACAACACTCAACTGAATCTACATCAATATAAGCAATGCCATCGTATTTTCTGTGCCAATCAGAATACGCACCATTACTGAAAGCATAAATATTTCTAGCCATTAATTTCTATTCCTTGTAAATAATGTTCTCCAAAACCATGAACGCAACATAGATATAATTGTGAATATTACTGCTATATGGAAACTTTCTAGAACTGTTGGATGTAAATCAAAAAATGGAAATATGTAGAGCTGAATTAAAGTAGATAAAAAAAGACCAGAGCCAACATCAATTATTGTTTCATAAAGGTTTCTCATTTACCTAATCTTTCTTTTAATTTTTGTATCTCAAAATCTTTTAAATTCATATTGGTTTCAAGATCATCTATTATTTTTTTTAATTTATCAATTTCAGTTTTTAATTTTTTAATTTCTTTAACATCAACTTCATCGAAGATTCCAGAATATGTCATTTTAAATGCTCAATCTTTTTAACTACAGATCTAGGATAAGCAGTAATATTACCAATGGATAATTTATCTCCATCAAAAGTGAATGAAGTAAAAATCTTAACTACTTTAGAATCTTTATAATATAGGTAACCAATATCTTCACACCAACTGTAGCTAAAATCATCAACATCTTTTAGGTCATCATACCATTGACTTGAGCTGCAAATATCAACCCAAATTACTTTAACCCTTTTATATTTTAGTTTATTTTTCAACATTTTCTTTCCGTTATACAATCAAAAAAATCGTTTGACAATAGTTTAAAACAATAGTAATCAAAGGAAAAAAAAGCGAAAGGAAAAAATGGAAAACAAAATACAAAAAGCATTTTCAATATTTAATGGTGGTGAAGGTTTAGATCATTGGTCTTATTCTTCTACAAGTACACCCTTTGCAAAAAATTTAATTGGTTATACTTTCCCACAAGAAGTTAGAAGAAAGTTTGCATTCAGATACAAAGCTAACTTTGGAAACTTAGTTAACAATGTGGTCCAGAGAATGATTGCAGATGTAATCTATAAAACAAAAACAATTAAGCAAGATAAGTTTACAGAGGAAGAGAGAAGCTACCAAAATTGTTTTGATAAAGAATTAGAATCAGTAAATAAGAATCCACCAGTAGATAAAAAAGATAAGTTTGGCAGGGAAGCTATGTTGAAGTATGCCGAAGATTGTATTCCAATTACAAAAAAAGTTGTCCAGGATATTATTGGTAAAGATAAATTAGTTTGCGAAAGGTATGTAGAGAAGAAAGAATTTAATCAAATCAAACCTACTATTGGTCGTATAGATTATGAAACAAAAAAATTATTTATAGAACTTAAAACTAAGCCACCTAATTTAAGAAAGATTAAAGGTAAAGAAGAGTGGAATATGATGACACAAGATTTACCTAGTGAGCCTACACTTGAGAATTTAACCCAGACTTCATTCTACTACATGACGACAAAAAAAATACCACACTTGGTATATGTAAATGACAAGGATTATATTATCTTTGATCAGAGCCATGAGTTAATGAAGGTAGATCACCTGGAACATCTTTATTACAAAATGGTAGATAAGATTCTACTATGGGAAAAGATGATTATGTTTTGTGAAGGTAAACTTGAAACATTAGCAATGATGATAGAGCCACCAGATCTTAATCACTTTTTCTATTATAAAGATTTAGCAGATGAACAAAAACAATTAATAACTAAACTATGGGGAATAAAATATGAGTAGAGAAACAAACAACATATATAAAATGGAGAATAAAAACATGGGAAACATACACAAAAAATTACACAATGCTTGTAATCATGCAAGTGGTGTTAAGAAAGCAAGTAAGGTTAAAGGTATGCCTTTTAACCCGTTGCTCCACGATGACGTTCAAAGAGTTGCAATGGCAGCTTTATTAGAGAATGGATTATATCCAACTTGTAATTACATTACAGATGTAACAGATAAGTTTGTAATCGTAACTTGCACTATGAAGATAACTGACATTGATGAACCAAACAGTTTTATTATAATTGATGGTTGTACTGCAATGGGTGGTCTCGATAAATACGGAACTGGTCAAGCCATGTCGTACAGTAAAAAGTATGCTTTCTTAAATGCACTCAATCTAAAAACAGGAATGGATTTAGAGGATGGTTACAATGCAAAACCATTTCAACAAAATTCTTCAGAGCCATCTGTAGAAGCCGAACCTACATATACGGATGAAACTGTAGATGTAGATCAGATAAAGGATGAACTTAAAAATACTAAAACTTTAACAGAGTTTAATGCTGTTAAAACTAAGTATAGAGAGCAAGTCCAATATCTAATTAAAAATAATTTGCGAGCATACAGACAAGTCTCAGACGTAGCTGGTACTCGTGAGTTACAAATCAAAAATAATCAATCATAAAGATTGATATAACTAAGGAGTAAATAACATGGAAAAAATATATATTAACTTAACAAAGAACCCAGATTGGAAGTCTCCTGCAGACAAAGTTCCAGTTTATATTGGTCCAAAAAACATGAAACATCCAGACAAGAACTGGACAGTTGGAGTAAATGTTAATGGTCAATGGTATAACCAAGCTGCGTTTCCATCTAAAGATCCAGATGGTAATCTCAAGGAAGGTGAGTTGACAATAATTTTAACACCTAGTGGAGCAGGCAAATCTACAAATAATAGTTTTGCAAGCGAACCAAAAGATGCTAATAACGAATATACTTTCTAATTAGTTAGAACGTATCAAGCAGGGTGGGTTTTTTTCCCTTTCCGTTTTACCCACCTTGCTTAAAAAAAAGGATTTATAATGTCAGACAATATAAAAGAACCACCACACTATACTGCTAATAAAATTGAACCTATTGATTTTATAATTGCAAACGATTTTAATTTCTGTGAAGGCAATGTAATTAAGTACATTTCTAGATATAAAAGAAAAAATGGTATCGAAGATTTAAAAAAAGCTAAACAATATATAGATTTTTTAATCAAAAAAGAAGTTGAAAAAGGTACTAAAGAATGACAAAATATATTCGAATCAAGAACGGAGAATGTAGTTTTACTATAATCGAAGAATTTGATTCAATAGAGAAGGCTGCGAATAGTTCCAATGAAGGGATTAATGCAGAAGTAAAGATCGAAAATGTTAAACTCGATTTTACAACAGTAAAGAAGGAGCATGATGGGAAACATCAAAATGCGTCTGCAGAAGCTAAAGGATCTTCAAGAGAAGAAACACAAGAAGTATCTGGAAGCCAAGCACAAAGCAAATAAGTATCAAAAAGATTCTTATAGATTGTTTTGGAAAATAGAAAAGACGCAAGAACAGTTATTGTCATTTAAGTAGATAGTAACTAAGGGTTGAAAAAAAACGAACATAAACTGTAGGGGATCTATGACCATAAATATAAGCCAACACTATAATACACACATAAAAAATTTAAATCAGAATCACTTTGTCTACAAAGTTAAGAAAGCATTTTACCTTCTAACAAACCAAGAAGAAAGATTATATGAGGTAGGGTTTTCAGAGGGGTTTTTATATGCAGCAGAATTGCTACAACAGAAACCAATAATAGATAGCAACAATAAAAATAAAGTTGGTATCAAATATAAGAATGCAAACATAGAAGTTGTTTCTAAACTTGTAGATAAAGTGTGCCAGAAATATACTGTTAGCAAGCACGATGTGTTTAGCAAAGGTAGAACTACAGATGTAGTTAGAGCAAGAAGTATTGTCTACAATCTTTTACATGAAGAGTATAATGTAAGTGTATCTTCAATGAGTAGAGTGTTTAACCAAGATCACACAACTGTATTACATTCTCTTAAAAATAAAATAGAGAAGAAACGATATTGGAATCCTGGTAATACTATTTGGGAAGAGTTTGAAGATTTAAGAAGAATTACTTTTTAAATCCAGACTTCATATTCTTATAAGCCTTGGAAGTAATAGTTGATTTCTTTTTAGTATTAGAAGTACCAGATTTTTTTTTCTGGTTGATATTATAATACAAACCTTTCTTTGCTACTTTACCAGTAGCCGTCTTGTGGTAACCTTTTTTCATGTTGCTCCTTATGTTGTTTAATGTTTAATTCACAGTAATTGTCAAAGCAAGAACCTTCTTTACCATCATGACAAAAATATTTTTTCTTTGCAGTTACTATCCATCCACCCATATTACTCATCAGCTGCTTCTTACAAGTCTCGCAAACACCACAAATTAATATATGTTCTTTAGGTTTAACCCAACCTTTTTTTTTCAAACTAACACTTTCATTTTAATTTGCTAATGGATTATCACTTAATTCTTTTAGTTCTTTGATTTGATTTTTAAGAAGATTAATTTCTACTTCTAATATTTTTATTGTTGTTTCATGATCATTAATACTAAATACATTAGTTGAAATATTTTGTGAATTTTTTTGAACCACCTCTATTGAAGCAACATCTATTGA